TAAAAGTGTCACCGGGCAATGCTTCATCGACATAGAAAGGAACTAAGTAACCAGCGTCAAAAGTCGTTTTGTACCCATGAGACCGGTTAAAAACCGAACGAGGAATATTAGCCTGAGGAATCTTAGAAAAATCATGTTTCATAACTGATTTCATAAATCAATCTCCATTTGAACGTTACGTTCAGCAATAAGTTTAATATCTGCTAACTCTATATTCTTAGAATCACGAGACGACAAATTTAAACGATACTTGAGATACTGCATTAAATCCTCAATCGAAGTAAAACATCCATCAACAATACGAATATCAACCAACAACTGAAAACTCCTACCAGAACGCTTTGACATAAATACCCTTTCGTATGTCACTCACACCATTTATATCAAGTAAATATAATGGTGTGAGCTGACGCGCCTACGGCTTGTCAACCGGCTTCGCCGGTTCTTTAGGCTCAGGCGGCCTAAGATCAGGCCGCACAGCAAAAGTAGCTTCCAACATAGACTCTGGAAGCACCTTAAGCTTAACAGCTTCAAAAACATTTTCAGGAACAGAAATAAAAGACAATAAATTCTCAACATCATTGTCAAACTTTGCACGAACCGCAGAAGGTAAGGTCATAAAATCCGCTTGAGCCTGTCCAATACGAGTAACAAGCGTAGGATAATCGACCAAATCAGAAAAATCACCGAAACGCGGAACACGACCAGAATCGACGTTAAAAGGGTCAACCAAGACGCCGGAAACGGCATATTTAGACATAATATTGTTAATATCCGCATCCTTAGCAAAAGACTGATGCGTTAAAGAAATAGGCTTGCCATTCTTATCTAATGGCATAACCAAAGGGGGACAATTACCACGTTCGCGCATAGAACCTCACTTTATCGTTTTTCTACAAATTCAATAGCCGCATTGATAAAAATCGGCTTATTTGAAGAAATAACTTCGCCGGAAACATCATCGAATTCACCTATCTGATAGAGTTTAAAATCAGAAGGATGTTTAGAAATATTAGACTGGCCATCAATAACTAAATCAGCAAAAGCACGGGTGGCCATACCCACGTGAGGCATAAAAAAGGGATTAGAATAGACCTGAGCTTTATCATCATAAATAGAAAAAATTTTAACTACCATTTTCGAACCCCCGGATTAAATTGTTAGATTGTAAAAGTTTAACCTCTTCACGGACTGCCAGCCTAGCTGGACTCGAATTAATCGCGTCCTCCTCAGCACGAATAATCCTCTTAGTTTTTAATATAGCAAAATCAACTAAGTTGTCAAGTTCAAATTTCGAATCATAGAATTTAGGGATCTTGACTTTTTTACCGCCCGGCAATACAACAAACCCGGAAGTAAATATATCTGATTTGAACTTGTCATACCAGAAAGAACCAATGCCAGGACGACGGGACATTGTAATATACTCAGGGTGCCTAGAGTTATAATAGGCTTTTTTTGCTTGTGCATTGGACACGCCACGCATCGCCTCATATAATTCACCACCTTTCATATTATCAGCAGACCATTTTTTTAAGACATAACGTGCAACATAAGAAGCACTCTCGAAAGTAACATCTCCGACAGTAGAAAAGCCATACGGCCATAAAGAAGACAAAATCTCCGACGTAAAAATAGCACCTTTAACAGAACGCTTAAAAATTTTCTTATCAGGAAAATCATAACCAAAAAGGCAAGCATGATGATGTGGTCGAGAAAACTTTGCGCCATACTCACCACAATGAAAAAAACGAACAGTAGAAGGGAAAATCTTTTGACGAAGCCTTTTCATAAAATTTTGAAAATCAGAAACCTTCAAGGAAGGAGTAACAGAGGAATCATTAAAAGTCAAGGTAATAAAGCAATTCGCTTGATACAACGAAGCTTCATGCATACAGCGAACAGCCCAAGAAAGCGAACGATCAAGCCGACAGCCAATACAACGACCACAAGGCACAGGAATCTTAACATCAACAAGTGCATTATTCGTCGAGAAGACTAAAGACCGTTTGCCAGACTCATTCACTTTACGGCTATAATAACCGGAAAGTGGACGATAGCAGGGCATAATTAGAAACGATAACCACCACGCATTAACCCATTCTGCAAATTCTTAGAATTTACATGATCAGCAGAAGCAGAAAAAACACGTTTACTTTTTCCTCTAGACATCTTATACCTTTTAGACATAAAAACTCCTTATTATTTAAAAAACCCTTTAAAGGGATTAATAGTAGAAAAGAAATCCCCGACGTCCCATCCAGCCTCATTAGCTCCCTTAGGACGAGAACCTTTAGACTCAAATTCACGATTCTTCAAATTACTTTCAGAACGAGTAGCAGGTAACTTAGCCGCGGCAGTCTCAGCTTCAATAGCAGTCTTAACAGTCTGAGCATTATTTAAAGAAGCTTGAGAATCTTGCAACCTAGTAGCAGAAGCAACCTGTTGAGCTTGTAAATTTGTAGACTGAACGTCATTGATCTGCTTAGCAGAATTCTGAATTAAAGGAGCAGAAGACTGAGTCGAGGGAGACGTTAAAGAAGGGGTAGAAGATCCGCCATATTTAGCAGAAAGAATAGGGTTTAAACCAGCGGCGCGTAAATCAGCAACTTCACGCTGATGAGCAGTATTTGATAAATCAACAGTCATAGCATTAGTCTCACGTTGCATAGCAATATTTTGCTCATTGGCCTCTTTCTGAGCTTGCGCACTCGAAACAGCACCATAAGCCGCCGCCGCACCAGCAGGACCGCCTAAGGCAAAACCAGCAGAAACAGCCCCAATTTGTTGAGCCGTTTCATTCCCCGCTAAACCCGGTAACTTGAAACCCATATTACCCCTTTTTCCGACGACCTTTAACAACTCCCACACCGAAAGACGCGATATTGGAAACAACCAAAGCAATAATATCAGGAACACCAATAGGAATAGAAGAGGTAGCCATCTTAGTAGTCATGTAAGTAGAATCTTTAACCGTTTGAATCTCCGCCATACAATCGAGGTCGGAAGCGCATCGATCATAATCATTAAGCGTTCCCTTAACAGCCGTGCAACCCCAAACAGTACAACACAAAAGACAAATAAAAAACCATCTATTCATAAAAAACTCCTTATAAATGATCAATCATACCTGGAACACTATAAACCGGCATAGGCCGCGCCGTCTTAGCATCAATATAACTATCCAAAATAAAATGAGGAGCATTCTCAACAGCCAAAACACGAGCCATAGGAGGATTCTCGACAATAAAAGTAGGACTCAATGTAGGTAATGAGCCGAACTCCTGAGACAAGTGCCAAGCATCCAAAGGAGCCGAATAAGTAGAACGGAACTGGCCAGTAATCTTTGAAGGGTAATAACGATACTCCGCCCATCTCTCTTGATAACCGAAAACTAAATTATCATTGGCCGAACCATCACAATAAATCTCCTTGTTTAAAACCGCTTGCTCTCCTAAATGAGCCAAAGCAGGCCAATAAAAATCCCAACGAGTAGAACGAGAAAACATCCGGGGTAGCCCCTGCTGATAGGTAAGATCAGCACGAACAGACAACAAACCAACAATAACACTATGCTCAGTAAAAGACTTAGTAAAACCGGCTTTACCGGCAATAGTACCAACAGCGGCCAAAGAAGCCAAAGGCGTAGTAGTACCAGTAGCAGACTGAGCAGACGTTTGAGCAACAGAAGTCAAAGTGACGCGAGCAGTAGAACCCCCAAGATATTCAGGACGTTGCAACCGAGCATCCGGGGAAACGACTCCGAAATGCGAACGTACAATCTCAGTATAACGCGTACCACCGCGCGCATCACGCTCATAAAGACGTTGTAACTGAAAAGCTTGACGCAAAGCATTAATAGTAGCAGAAGTAGCACTACTTAAATCCGCATGAATATTCGGAACTTTAGTGGAATTATCCCCTTGAATCATAGTATTATTCGCAGGCATAATCGACCAATTAGAACCACTCGGAGGATTGGCACCGGTCGAATCTAAAAAATTAGTAGCCGCAGAATTATAAACAGTACCGACATGAACAGCTAGACCAGTAATAGGAGCAGAGTCACCCAACGGCAGTTGAACGGCAGGCCCCTTCTGAGGCCAAGGCAAGCAAGAAGTAAAATAATCATGCCTCTTGCCGCGACGTTGTAAAACATAATCCGTAACAGCATCCGGACCATCATCCAAATCGACAGTCAATTTCGACTGCAGATTTTCATCACGATACCAATCATTATAAATCAAATTATAAGCCCTAGACCAAAAAGCGGCAACCGACAGAGAATTAACACCAATAGGCAACCCAAAATAATCAAATAATGAACCATTAACAAACCCGGTAGACGCAGACGCTACAACTTGAGGAACTCGATAGTCAGTAGGCGTCAAAGGGGTAGCTTGCTCCCCCATAAAAGCTTGAAAATTAGTCCAAAGCAACCGCAAAGGAACAGCAAAATAATGAATATCCATAACCATATTGTCCATAATAGGATAAATAGGCGTAGTCATGCGAGCGAACATAGTAGCATTTAAATTAAAAGTGTCACCGGGCAATGCTTCATCGACATAGAAAGGAACTAAGTAACCAGC